ACAAATGTGAATGGTTGGCATAGTGAAACAAATATGCACATAAGACCTGAATATAAAGATTTGGTAAATATACTCCACGAAGCACAAAGAGAAATATACAAAAAAGAATTATTAGAAGGTGGTCCAATATTAGGTAATATGTGGGCAAATATAAATTATAAAGGTGGTTTCAATCGACCTCACGTTCATCCTAATTGTTTATTTTCTGGTGTTTATTATATTAAAACTCCTGAAAATTGTGGCCATCTAAAACTTGAAGATCCAAGACCTGGCCGACAGTTGGTTATGCCTGTTCAAAAAGAAGGGCCATTACCTAAAGAATATTGGAGAGAGGTACATTATAAACCAATAGCAGGAAGATTAATAATGTTTCCGTTTTGGTTAAATCATATGGTAGAGGCCAATGAATCAAACGATATAAGAATTTCTGTTTCTTTTAATTTTTTACAAGATAGATTGCATAACTTAATAAACCCACAGGATATAAAATGAATTTCGCCCAAAACAAATATCAAGTAATTAAATCAGCCGTGCCATATGATTTAGCTAATTTTGTTTTTAACTACTTTATGTTAAAAAGAGATGCTGTTAACTATATGTATAAAAATAATTTTATAGCCGAAAATGGTATGTTTGGTACTTGGAAAGATCAACAAGTTCCAAATGTATATTCTCACTATGCTGACTTTGTTATGGAAACTTTATTAATGAAAGTAATGCCTATAATGAAAGAACAAACAGGATTAAATTTAATACCAACTTATTCATATGCTCGTATCTACGAAAAAGGTTCTATACTTAAAAGACATAAAGATAGACCATCTTGTGAAATATCTACAACACTAAATTTAGGTGGAGATAGCTGGCCAATCTTTATTGATCCAACAGGTTCAAACAATGTCATAGATGAATATAAAAACATACATAAACCAAATGCTCCAGCTGGAATTAAAGTGGATTTAGAACCAGGTGATATGTTAGTTTATTCTGGTTGTGAATTAGAACATTGGAGAGATGAGTTTCAAGGTAACATATGTGCTCAAGTATTTCTTCATTACAATCACGTAGATGGCCAGTTTGGTCAAAAAAATCTATATGATGGTAGACCATTTTTAGGATTACCACCATTTACAAAACAAAAATAACATATAAATAGAATAAAAGGAAATTATGGCAGATATAATCATTGACGGTGTAACATACAAAGAAGAAGAACTAAGTGTTTATTTAAAAAATATCATATTAGCTAGACAAGAGATACAACAAAGTAGAACTAGACATATGTTAGAAGTTGAAAAAATAGATGTATTAACTTCTTATTATAACGACAAAATTAAAGAAGAAATAGCAAAGATTAAGAAGTAAACAATGGCAGCAATAGCAAACCTTAGAATCGATCAAGGTGCCTCATTTTCCTCAGACGTAACAGTTACGGCTGATGATGACAGTATCTTTAATCTTACTGGCCATACAGCAACGGCTAAAATGGCCAAAGGTTATGCCTCTACACATACAAGAACAAACTTCACAACAGCAGTTAATACAGCCACAGGTGTTGTTACAATATCATTAAATGCTGACCAAACAAACGGTTTAGAAGAAGGCCGTTATGTATATGACGTTGAAATATTAAAGACTTCCGACAGCACAGTTACACGAGTGGTTGAAGGTATAGTAACTGTTTATCCATCAGCAACTATTTAATTTTTTATATTATTTTACAGTATAGTTTTATTATAAATATTAGTAAAATTTAGAAGTAAACCTATGGTAAAAGCAGTTATTAACACAACTGGCGGAGTTACAGCAAAAATTACTCCAAAAACAGGTGGCCTACCTCAACAGGTAAGTGTTCAACTACCATCAGGTTCAACTTTACAAAATAGTGCTTTGAAACTGGCACTTTTACAAGATGTGGTTACAACAGGTATAGAAGATGGTGCTCTATTGCAATACAGAGCAAGTGATGAAAAATTTGTAGCAAGAACAGAATTAGAAACAACAACGGGAACCATTATATTTAACGCTGGTAACTTTTAGGGAGAAAAATGTCAACTATTATTAAAATTTTACGTTCTTCAGGAACAACGGCACCTAATGCTTTAGCACAAGGTGAATTAGCTTTAACATTTGGAGTCGGTACACAAGGAAATAGTGGCGATAGACTTTTTATAGGAACAGGCACAGAAACAAATGGCGTTGCTGCAAATATAGATGTCATTGGTGGTAAATATTTTACAAATTTAACAGATCACGTAACAGGAACTTTAACAGCTTCTTCAGCAATTCTTGTAGATTCAAATAAGGCCATAGACGAACTTTTTATAGGAAATAGTGCTTCAACAGGTGGTACAATTAAATTTAATGAAGGAACAAATAACGGTTCTAATTTTGTAGCATTAAAATCTCCTAATGATGTAACAACATCTCACACAATTACTTTACCTGCTGCTGCCGGTACAAATGGCCAATTTTTACAAGTCGATGCTTCTGGTGTTTTAAGTTTTGCCAATGTTTCTACAGATATAAACATTTCTGATGATGCTTCAACAGTTATCACTGTACCATCATCTCAAACAATTAAAATTTCAGGTGGAACAGGATTATCTTCAACAGCTTCTGGTTCTACAATCACTTTAGACATTGACAATACTGTAGCAACTTTAACAGGCACACAAACTTTAACAAATAAAACTTTAACAACACCAATAATTTCTTCAATCAGTAATACAGGTACATTAACTTTACCAACTTCTACTGATACTTTAGTTGGCAGAGCAACTACAGACACGTTAACAAATAAAACTTTAACAACTCCGATAATTTCATCAATCTCTAATTCAGGTACTATAACATTACCTACAGCTACAGACACTTTAGTTGCTAGAGCTACAACTGATACATTAACGAATAAAACAATTAGTGGTTCTAGTAATACAATATCAAACATTGCTAATTCATCTTTAGATAATTCATCAATTACTTTAGTTGATGATAGTTCATCTACAACTACAATTAGTTTAGGTGAATCATTAAAGATAGAAGGTGGCACAGGTATTGATACAACTATTTCTGGCGATAAAATTACTATAGCTGTCGATGGTACAGTAGTAACAGAATCTTCTACAGATACATTAACAAATAAAACTTTAACATCTCCTGTACTTGGTGGAACTACAACTTCTGCTTCAGGAAATATTATATTTAAGCCAGCAACAAACATTTTAGAAATACAAGGAGATAATTCAAGTATAGTTGGTCAAATACAATTAAACTGCCACGTTAATTCACATGGACAAAGAATTGCATCTCAACCACACTCTCAAGGTGCTACAAACGTATTAACATTACCAGGTGGTTCTACAATAGGTAATGCTGATGCTGTTTTAGTTTCTAATACAGGCACACAAACTTTAACAAACAAAACAATAGATGGTTCAAGTAATACAATATCAAATATTGGTAATACATCACTTACAAATTCATTTATTACTTTAGTTGATGATAGTTCATCTACAACTACAATTAGTTTAGGTGAATCATTAAAGATTTCTGGAGATACAGGCATTACAGCTACTATTTCAGGCGACACTGTTAATATAGATTTAGATGACACTGCTGTTACACCAGCTACATATGGTTCTTCTACAGCTATTCCAGTAATCATAGTAGATCAACAAGGTAGAATTACAAGCGCTTCAACACAAAATATTTCTACAACTTTAACAATTTCAGATGACAGTTCATCAACAGTTGATATAACTTTAGGTTCAGACACACTTAAAATTGCTGGCGGTACAGGTATTACTTCATCTATTTCTGGTGATACAATTACATTAGACATTGATAGCACAGTAGTTACTGAATCTTCAACAGATACTTTAACAAACAAATCAATTAGTTTAAACACAAATACAATTACTGGTACACTTGCTGAGTTCAACACGGCTGTATCTGATGCTGATTTTGCTTCATTAGCTGGTAGTGAAACGCTTACAAATAAAACAATTAGTGGTTCTAGTAATACAATATCAAACATTGGTAATTCATCTTTAACAAATTCGGCAATTACTATTTCTGATGATACTTCATCAACAACTACAATTAGTTTAGGTGAAACATTAAAAATATCTGGTGGTACAGGTATTACTTCATCTATATCAGGCGATACAATTACTTTAGACATTGATAGCACAGTGGTTACAGAATCTTCTACTGATACACTAACGAATAAATCAATTTCTTTAAGCACAAATACAATTACTGGTACTCTTGCTGAATTTAATACAGCAGTATCAGATGCTGATTTCGCTTCATTAGCTGGCACAGAAACTTTAAGTAACAAAACACTTACTGCTCCTAAAATAGTAGATGATGGTTTTATTGCTGATGCCAATGGTAATGAATTAATTTTATTTAATACAATTGGTTCTGCTGTAAACCAATTAGAAATTTCAAACTCAGCCACAGGTAATGGCGTTACAATCGCTTCTTCTGGTAGTGATTCAAATATTAATATAGTTTTAGATCCAAAAGGAACTGGTACAGTAGATGTAAATTCAAGTAGAATTACAAGTCTATCAGATCCTTCAGGCGATCAAGACGCTGCTACAAAAGCATACGTTGACAGTGTAGCGAATGGACTAGACGTTAAAACATCCGTAAGAGTTGCTACAACAGCTGCTTTAGCGACTGTTACTTATAGTAATGGAGCTGGTACTTTAACTGCTAGTGCCAACGGTGCTTTAATTATTGACGGTGTTACAGTTTCGGTTGCTGATAGAGTTTTAATTAAGAATCAAGCAAGTGCTGTTCAAAACGGTATTTACGTTGTAACTACTACAGGTTCAGGCGCTGCTGCTTTTGTTTTAACAAGAGGGCCAGATGCTGACACAGCAGGTGAATTAACAGGCGGTGCTTTTTTCTTTGTTGAAGAAGGTACAGATAATGCCGACAATGGTTACGTAACAACATTTAATGGCACACCTACTTTAGGTACAACAGATATTACTTTTGTTCAATTCTCAGGAGCTGGACAAATCAGTGCTGGTAATGCTTTAACAAAAACTGGTAATACTTTAGATGTTGCCGTTGATGGTACAACAATTGAAGTTTCTTCTGATGCTTTAAGAGTTAAAGCTTCAGGTATTGCTGCTAATGAATTAGCAACTGATGCTGTTACAACTATTAAAATACAGAACAGTGCCGTAACAAATGCTAAATTAGCAAACTCAACAATTTTCTTTACAGATGAAAGTTCTACACAAGGTTCAGTAGCACTTGGTGGTAATATTGAATTTTTAGCTGGCGAAGGTATAGATACAACTGTTATAGGTAACACTGTAAGAATATCAGGAGAATTAGCAACATCAGCAAACGCCGGTGTAGCTTTCTTTCCAACAGATAACTTCTTAGTAACATCAGGTTCAGTAGCAATTAC